ATGTTCCCATTGAACAATCCTATCGAGGACACTATACTGGTGGAGGACTTCGCTGGCATCGAAATTGCAGGGGGCACCCTGGAAATCATCGCCCACGACGACATCGGTGCACTTACCTCGGTCGGACGCCTCCCGGCGCTGACCCTGATCGAATAGGAGGCTCCCATGGGTGGCTTTGTTGCAGACTTACCGAATCTCGTCATCGCCAGCGGTCAAACAAATTCCAACGCTATCAGCGGAGCCGAGGACGCTGAGGCCCTCACCTTCTACGCCCCCTCTGCCCTCACCGGCACGATCACCCTCCAAGTCGCCAAGGAACGCGCCGTCTCCGAAGGTGGCACCGCCGCAAGCGTCACCTGGCACACGAAGCAATCAGGCGGGGCCGACATCACGATCCCAGCAGGCAAGTCCATCACCATCACCGACATCGGATTTCGCCAGTTCCGCCTCGTCTCTGGCAGTGCCGAGGGTGCCGATCGAACCTTCAAAGTGACGAAACAAGTCTACCCGCGAGCCTAAAGGCGATTTCAATGGCGTGGCCGAACGAACCAGCAGGCTCAACAGTCATCAGCGATTGGGGATTTAACACCTGTAATGGTGGGGGATGGTTTGGTGACTGTGCCGGAATTGTCAACGATGCCGGTGCTCCAATAAGCCCTCCCCAAACAATGCGATTTCGTTACGATCCCGCAACCGGATTCGGGGGTGGGGAACTTTGGACGATCATCAATGCGCGTGAGTTCTACCTGAGCTTCTTCCACAAGCTGTCCGATCCATTCGAGGGAGCAGGGAACGGCTCCAACAAGGTCATCTTTTCGTTCACGGATGATTCGATTGCTTGGTATCTGAAATGGCAGGGGGAACAAGGCTCAGGCCAGTTCTTTCCATCGTTTTTTTGGACGACGGCAGAACCGCAGAATGATACGTACCTGGATAATTGCCATATCACGGAAAACTTCTATGTCGCCGACCCCGATTTTCCATGCCTCCTGCGTCAATGGAATGCCCCCACTCCAGTCCCGCTAGGGGTCTGGTTTCAGTTCGAGATGCACTACAAGGCGAGTAGCACAGTCAGCAACCGGGACGGCTTCGTGCGCTATTGGCTGGATGGTTCGCTTATCCTCAACCTCAACAATCTCAATACCCCAGATGCCAATGTGAGCCAACTCTTTTTTACACCAACTTGGACCCCCCCAATTGACAGGTCGAATCCAGACGAAATGTGGTGGGACCATGTCCGTGTGAGTCTTCCTACTGGATCACCTGACACGACACCCCCAAATCCCCCAACTGGGATCACGGTGACATAGCACATGCCTGCCACCGTCGCCAACGTCACGAACTTCACCGACAACTCCTTCAGTTCAACGGTCAGCTTTTCTCACACGTCGAGTGGAACGAACCCTTGTCTTGTACTCTCTATTCGTTCGGCCTCAGATAACGGTGGACCAGCCGTTGTCGTTACTGGCTGTACCTTTAACGGTGACAACCTCGTTGCAGTGGGGGGAACATCGACTTCTATCAATGACGCGGCGAATGGGGTTCACATACACACTGAAATCTGGGGACTACTCAACCCCGATGCCGGTACGTTTACGGTCCAAGTCTCATTCGACGGCTCTCCTCTCGAAGTTGCTGTCACGGCCTATACCTTTGCCGGAGTCGATGGAGCTACCCCGCTCGGCACTGGCGTATCAGCAACCGGAACAAGTAGTACTGCGACCGTCGATGCTTCGAGTCAGACCGACGCACTTGTCCTTGACGCGATCGTTGCGTCTGGCTTCGCCGGCTCCATAACTGTCGGAGCCAGTCAGACGGAGCGTCACAATGTGGTCATTGGAGGATTTGGTGTCTACGGATCGAGTACTGAACCTGGTGCATCAACTGTCACCATGTCCTGGGACCTCGGGGCCTCTGACGACTGGGCTATTTCGGCAGTCTCAGTCAATCCTGCCTCAGCTCCCCCTGCTACACTCACCATCTCCGTCTCCGACAGCATCGTCGTCCCCGATGTCATCGTCGTTGAATCTATCCAGCGCCTCCTCGTCTCGGCCTCTGATGCGGTGACGGTGACTGAATTCGTCTCAGCGGGCCGAACGCTCGGCATCAGCCGATTCGACCTCGTGACCGTGACGGAGTTCGCAACAATCGACCTGAGTCTCCGTCGTATCACGGTCTTCGACGCTGTCGGGGTGGCTGATGCGATTTTCTTGAGTAGTATTGCTCCTCGCATGATTGATGTCTCCGACTCGGTTGGCGTCAACGTTGGGGCTGCACAAGTCTCTTGGACCGCCAACACTGAACCGGATCTCGCAGGCTACAAGGTCTACTACGGCACCAGCTCAGGGGTCTACACCACGGTCATCGATGTGGGACTCACGGCAACCCCTGCAACCCCAAGCCACACAATCTACAACCTGACGAAGGGCGTCACGTACTACTTCAACGTCACGGCCTACGACACGAGCAACAACGAATCGGGGTTCGGTACGGAAGTCTCCAAGCTTGTCCGTGGTCCAGTGGGGAACTGGTACCAGGTGAGTATCCTTCAGGGCTCCCTCACCAAGATTGAATCGGTCAGTGTCGCCGAGGCAGTCACGGTGAATGTCGCACCCAAACCGAGTGCGTCTGATCTTAGATCCGTCGCCGAATTCTGGCAGGTCTTCATCGCGAATAATGGTTCCGTGGGGATCGACACCCTAACGATCACTGAATCGGTCTCCCTCCTCCTCGCCACGGCCCCTACCGTGACTATCTCCGTGTTCGAGGCTGTCACCCTCAGCGAGTCCATCACGCTCAAGCGTCCTGAACTCCTCTCAACCTTCGACGCCGTGACGATCGCTGAATCTCATAGCCTCGACATCGTCTCAGGCGTTTCTGGGGCCGACTCTATCACTGTCGAGGAGGCCGTCTCCCTCGTCTTCCCGACAAACCAGATTAGCCCATTCGACTCCCTCGCTGTCACAGAGCTTGTGAGTCTCATGCTCAACCCGGCCCAATTCTCGGTCTTCGATCAAATCTTCATGGGGGAAGGCCACGAGGGGCGATTCGTCGCAATTGGCACCGGCACTGGAGATGGCACAGGCCGCGTCACACAGATCGCTGGAATTTCAGGAATCACTGTGATAACGTAGGCGCATGGATCGCATGGCCCGAAACTTGCATGTCCGAGTCATCAATGGCCTCCCCGGCTTCACCGTCGTCTATGAGGGTGGCAAGGAGGAGCACTTCTGTTTCTCCTCACTCGATCAGGCGAAGGAATTCCACGCCACATTCGGTGCGGTTATTCGGGAAGTGACCTATTCCACGTCCACCCATCCCGGCGAGGCTCTCTCCGTCAGCGACACTGCTCAACTCTGTATCCAACCCCCGAAGGAGGATTAGTCATGGCTCGATCAAAGAAGGCTCATAGCATCATCCGCCCGCGAGGGTTTTTCAGGTTGAACATTGTCAAGAACGGCGAGGTGGTCGGTGATTCAGGATGGCGAGAGAACCAAGTTACGGACCTCGGCTTCTCTCACTACCTCGTTGATCTCCTCGGCCAAGGTGCCAATTCTAAGCAGATCTCCCGCATGATGCTCGGCACTGGGACTGCTCCAAACGCCACGCACAACACCCTGAACGGTGAGCTGAACACCGCCACCTACACCCGTACGACTGTCACCTTCTCCAACGTCGGTTCCAAGACGGCTCGCTTCACGGCTACCTTTGCCTCGTCCAGTTCGCACATCACCGCCGCTGTGACGTTGCAGAACATCGGGATCATCAACAACACAACCTCTGCTGGCACGATGATGGCGGGAAATACGTACAGCACCAGTCAGTGGAACACGAACCAGGATCTCAACGCGACGTACGAGATTCGCTACTCGTAATCGCTGTTTCTCTCACCTCAGAAGGAGTGGACACATGACCGCATCTCGATCCCATCGTGGGGGGCCTCAAGCCCCCCATCGTCGTTGGAAGAACAAATACGGACAACTCTGGCTCGACGCGGGCTGCGGCTCAGGCAAAACTCCTGGAGCCGTTGGCATGGACCGCCGCAAACTCGACGGCGTCGATGTGGTACATGATATCGAAGTCCTCCCCTGGCCCTTCCCTGACTCCCTTTTCGATCGCATCATCCTCTCCCATGTTATGGAGCACCTCAACCCTAAGCTCCACGTCGATCTGATGAACGAAATGTGGAGAGTGATGAAGCCGAATGGTCAACTCCTCCTCGCCATGCCTTACCCAGGCTCGTTCGGCCACTGGCAGGACCCGACGCACATCAAACCCTGGAACGAAGCGACCCCACAGTACTTCGACCCCGACAAGCCCCTCTACCAAATCTATCAGCCCAAGCCGTGGAAGATCGTGGACGTGGCGATCCACCACTCAGGCAACATCGAAATCCGCATGGAGAAGCGCAATGAGAAAAAGTAAGCGGGAGAATGTGTCACTCACAAGCGAATTCAACCATCCCTACATGCGTCTGCTCATGAACCCCGATGTACGAGCCCTCGCACCGAAGAAGCTCCTCATCGGTATCCCCATGACCGGCACCCTCCGTAGCGAATGGGCGATGTCGCGATGGAATCAGATCATCCCCTGCAATTGGGGTCATAGCGATTGCACACCCACGATGCCATCTGATAGCCCCCTTGGCTATGCCGTCCCCGAAGCGCGTAACATCGTCGTCGATCGATTCATCAACGAGGGCTTCGAGTGGCTCTTCTTCCTCGACCATGACGTGATCCTCCCTCCCACCGGCTTCGTCAAGATCGGGGAGCTGATTCGTCAGTACGGCAAAACCTACCCCGTCATGTGCGGGCTCTACTTCGCGAAGTGCGACCCACCCGAGCCCCTCATCTATCGTGGTCGTGGTAACGGTCACTTCACCGGCTGGAAGCTCGGGGATCATGTGATGGTGGACGGAATCCCGATGGGCTGCACCTTGATCCACCGCAGCATCATGAAGGTCATGTGGGACGATGCCCCTGAGTACGAAGTCAAAGGCATCGGTACGATCAAGCGCGTCTTCGACAACCCCGCCGGAATCTTCTTCGACCCCGAGACCGGAGCCCCCCACGGCTTCAGTGGCACTGAGGACCTGGCCTGGTGCAACCGTGTCATCACCGGCAAGTACCTCGAAAAGTCCGGCTGGAAATCCCTCGCAAAAGAACGCTACCCCTTCCTCTGCGACACCGGCTTTTTCTGCTTCCACATCACCAATGACGGACAACGCTACCCCCTCTACGTCCCCGTCCGTCATCGACCGAAAGGTAAACCACGTGGACCAAAATAGCTCCATCCCTCTCGGCTGGCCTATTCTCGCCTCTGTGCTTGACAAGATCGAAGCTATGTCAGAAGATGAGTGGCATAGATTTTGCAAGTGGAGGAGGGACCGTGCCGACACTCGAAGTCACCGTACAAGTGAAGATCGACGGGATGTCGGTTGCCGGGTTTCCCTTGAGCCGCCGAGTGACAGCGGACGAACTACAATCATTCGCGGTTGAGATTCCTGCCCACGGTTCGACTGGCGAAGGGACGATTATCCCTCTCAACTTTCTCGACAGTGTTCAGTCACTTGTCCTCACAACCGATCGTACTATCACCGTAGCCTTGAACGGTGGTCTCCCGTCACAAGGATTTGGTTGCCCCACCGTCAGCGCCGGGGGCCTCCTCATCATCCTCAACGGCGATCTCGGCAACGGCTTCGTGCAAAACACCATCAACAACCTCTCCGGTGCAACTGCCAACATTCGCGGCATCGGGGCTGGAACATGAACACCCCAGCAACCCGCCTCTCCCTCTCCCGCCACAGTGTCCACTCCCACTGTGGAACCCCTGAGCCGGGAAGCTGGGGCCCATTTCGGAGGCGACGTGGATAATCTCCTCCGTGATCTCCTCATCCGTCATGAAGGCATGCGCCTCAAGCCATACCGCGATATCGTAGGCAAGCTTACTATCGGAATCGGTCGCAACCTCACGGATGTCGGGATCTCCAAGGTTGAGGCGCTCGTGCTCCTCGCCAGCGACATCGAACGGTGTGAGCGTGAAGCCGCGACGTTTCCATGGTTCTCCGGCCTCACCCAAATCCGTAAATATGTCATCCTCTCCATGCTTTTCAACTTGGGCCTCCCCCGCTTCCTCAAGTTCGAGAAAATGCTCCACGCCCTCAGCGGTGGGGCCTGGGAGCAAGCCGCTGTCGAGATGCTGAACAGCCAGTGGTCCAAACAGGTCGGTTCCCGGGCACAGGAACTGGCCTACATGATGCGTCACAACGATTGGATGAGGGTATGAATGAACTTCGACCGATTCTTCCAGATTTGTACTGTCGCAAGCTGGATCGTCGTCGGGATTGTCTTTTACTTTGGAGACCGAACGACATCGGCCTTTGAGGTCAGCTCCATCCGCGAGCGCGTCTCAGTCGCCGAGCAGAAAATCGAGCAGGAGACACGCGGCTACTGGCAAGTCCAGGCTGAGCTGACTCGCCGTCTTGAGCGCCTCGAAAACAAGGTCGATCAGCTCCTGACTCGTCGATAGGAGGACACCATGCCACTCTGGATGACTGCACTAATGCCTCTCGTGACGAAAGCTGTCGAAGGTTTCGTGGATCGGGCATGGACAAACAAGAAGCAGACACTCATCGGTGTCGGTACTGGGGCAGCCGTCTACGAATATCTCACCATGAAACTCCAAGAAGTCGGCTGCAATCTCGACGCGCTCTCACTTGGGCCTATTGTCGCGGGCCTCGTCCCCGTCCTCATCGGCGCACTAGGATATGACAAGCCACGCGTTGTGGTTGCGGCAGCGACGGATAAGCAGGAGATCCCCGGCCCCCATGCGAACCCTTGAGAAATATCCGCAGCGTGAGGTGCTTAACCCCACGGCTGAACAGCTCGGCAAGTGCGGGCAGTGGGTCCAGCAAGAAGTCGAGGATGCCTACGCGGCCAAGTCTGCTCAGGAGCGCCTGTGGCAGGACCTCCTCCGTCAGTATGAGGCAGTCCCTAAAAAGGCCGTCGTCAACACCCCAATCGAGAATGCCCCGAACGTCGAAGTTCCGCTCGGCGCAATTGCCTGTGACTCGATCTACGCGCAAATCATCGACCTGATCTACACCGTCAGCCCGATCATCACCTGTCGCGCCGTCAACGGCCCCCAATTCATCCGCCACGCGAAGGCCCTTCAGACCTGGGTCAACTACATGGCCCAGAACGAACTCGACCTCCGTCTCGCCGCCGAGCAGGCCATCATGGATGACTGCCAACTTGGGACAGGCGTGTACTACATCCCCTTCCAAGAGCACGTCCAGAAGGCGCACTCGTTCAAGGTCAAGTCTCGTCGTCCCGTCGTCCTAGCCCACCCCGTCGAGGACGTCATCACTCCCGGCGGCGTCATGCTCGACGTGCAGAAGATTCCCTGGATTGGCCTACGCTTCTGGCACACGCAATCGGAGCTGAATGGGCGCGCAAAGTATAGGAAGTGGGATATCTCAAAATGCACCCCCACTGCCTCGAAGGATTGGGTCCGCCATCGCCGCGAGACGCTCGCCCGCACAAAGGACGAGACGACTCGTCGAGTGGACATTTTCGAGATCCACTATATATATGCCTCGTATGACATCGACGATGATGGCTTCGACGAGGATCTCCTCATTACGTGGGATCGCACCAGCAACAGCCTCCTCGAAGTCCGTTACAACCCCTACGATAAGCGTCCCATCGAAAAGATGTGCTACCAGATTCGCCCACATCTCTTCTGGGGCATCGGGATCATGGAGATGTTGCAGACCTTGCAGGAGGAGGAGACGATCCTCCACAACCAGCAGCTCCTCAATGTGATCCTCGCCAACGCCCGCATCTGGAAGGCCCGCACTGGTACGGTGCCTGAGAACCTCAAACTTTGGCCGAATCGTGTGGTGAGTCTCGCGGACCCGGACGATCTCAAGCCTGAGGCCATGGCCGACATCTATAACTCCCTCCCAGCGACTCAGGCGATGATCGACTCCCTCGCGCAGCGTCGAGTAGGTGCGAACGAACTGACACAGCCATCGCAGTCTCAGACATTCGGCAACCGAACTCCCGGCATCACAGCCCTCTCCCTCATCCAGCAAATGAACAAGCGTTTCACCCCTGCATTCGACGGCGTACGGCTGGCGACGAGCGCGGCTGTGAGGCAGGCCGTGTGGCGGTACAGCGAGCTGCTCAAGGATGGTGACATCGAGATCGAGGACCACATCATCAAGCGCCTAGGCCCCGAGGAAGGCCGTCTCGTCATCGAGCTTCTCATGGACCCAGAATTCGACCAGCATGTGAGCGTGGAACTCACTGCCTCCAGCGCCAGCATCAACCGAGATGCCGACCGCCAAAACGCCATCATGCTCGCAAACTTCCTCGAACCCTACTACGAGAAGATGATCCAGCTCGTGGCGATGATCTCCAACCCACAAGTTCCTGAACAGGTTCGCACCGTCGCGCTCAAATCCTCCCAGGCCCTTGGTGAACTCCTCGATCGCACCCTACGCACATTCGACCAGACCCGCGACCCTGCAACCTTCATCGTGGACATCGCCCCCGAGATTCAGCAGGCGCAGGAGCAGGCCGATCAGATACAGCAGGCTCAAGCCATGATGACATTCCTTCCCATGCTCATGGAAGGAGCCAACCCCGCACAGCAACCCACTGGCAATGTCGAACCTGGACAGGCATAGATATTGCAATTGCAGGAGTGATGCCCTATGATATGGCTGGACGCGCTGAAGGAACATCGAGTTGGGTATGAGGATTACAAAGAGTATCTCACTCAACGCATTCACGAGGCTCAGTCAAATTTCATGAACGCGAAGGATTTCGAGACGGTGTTGAAGATCAAAGGCCGCGTCGAGGCACTTCAAATCCTCCTCCTTGACGCCACCGCAGAAGAACGAGAGGAGCAGGCGATCCATGCCAGAGGGAACTGAAGAGACCACTACAACCGAATCGACGACCTCCACCACCCCTCCCCCGGTGAGCCGCGAGGAATTTACCGCCCTCCAGACCGGCATGCAGCAGGCCTTCGAGGGAATCAACGCTTCCCTCCAAGCCCTCGCAGCGGCCCGCAATACCCAAGTCGGCGCACCGCACACGACTCCCGCTGAACCCTCCCTCGAAGACATCGCTGCCGAATTTGAGCAGGGTAACACGAAAGCTGGCCTCGCCAAGGTCGTCGGACTCATCGGCTCCCGCGAGGAGAAGTGGAAACAGACTCTCCAGGCAACCCAGGACTCCAACACTCGCAGCCTCGCCGCAATGGCCCGTGAAATGGCAATGGGGTCTCGCAAGGCCGATGGCACCCCTCGCATGAAGCACTATGAGAAGTACAAGAAGGAAATCGAGGCCGCGTTGGCGAATGCTCACCCCGATGACCTCAAGAACCCCAACGCCTACTTTGCCGCCTACTCCTTCATCGTTGGCCAGCACATGGATGAGATCGAAGAAGAGGCTCGCCGTGGAGCGGTTCGTGGGGATCGAGATCGAGACACCGGCGGAAGCACCGGCCAGACAAGCCGCACGACCGTCATTAAGGACGACACCCAGACAGCCAACGGCCTCTCCCAAGAAGAATTGACGATCCTCGAAAGCATGGGTCGCACCCCCGAGCAATATGCCAAGTCTTGGGGCTATAACTCTGTTGAGGAGCTTGTCAAGGCCCGCAAAGCTGAAGGAGTGAAAGCATGAGTGACGCAGTCAAATCTCGTCCATTCGTCAGACGCCCTGGCTCAGACGTGAAGTCCACCCAGCCCGGCCTCCCCCCCGCCGGTCATCAGCGCGATGAGGAATTGAAGCGTCGAGCGGATATCCTGGCCGAAGAAGGTGAAAAGCGGGCGAAGGTTGAGGGGGTCGAAGCGATCGATCCTAATTCCCTCACACTCGAATCCGAACTTGTCTCCCAGATGGACGAACTCTCCGTCACTAACCGCCAGCCTGGATACGAATACTGCTGGGTCAACTTCGACTCTCCAAGCCACGCTCGCGGCTTGATGGTCAAGAACAAACTCCGTGAGAAAGGCTGGGAGATCGTGTGCGGAGATATGCCTGAGGCCATCGAAGTCAAGGATGTCGCAGGTAATCGTCGGGTCGGTGATGTCATCCTCATGCGTATCCCGAAGCCTCTCTACGATGCTCATCTCCGGCTCGAACGCGAGCGGGCCGCTCGCATGTCGGGAAGCTCCCACAGCACCCTCCAAGAACTCGGCGAAAAGTACCGTGGTCGTGGCGTCATCGTCCACACACCCGACAACATGGACCCCAATCTCCTCAAGACGATGGAATCCCGCGCCCGAGGCGCAATGGCAGCGAACCAGAAACTCGACCAATCGCTCCGCGACGGCAGGATTGACGGACTGTAAAGGAGGCTATCATGGCTGTCAGCACACTTCTCTCCAACGCAATCTCAATCCGGCCCAGCCAGCACTCGGGGATGGGACATCGACTCATGCGCGGCCGGGAAGGCTCCTCGCAGGACTTCACGGTTGGAGCCCCCCTCATCCGCTCATCTGGATACCTTGTCGAAGCCTCGGCTGACCCTGTCGCCGACATCGTCGGAGTCGCAGCGGGGAACTCAACTGGCACGCAGGGTGCTGAATGCCTCTACTGGCCCGCGACTCCAGACTTCGTCTTCGAGGCAACTCTGGAAGACCAGTCAAACGAGAACCACGCGCTCGTCATCACGAACATGTTCACCGACTATGCGCTCCAGGTGGATTCGTCCAACAACTGGTACGTGGACGAGAACGACACGACCAATACCTGTGTCTGCATCGTCGGCGTGAAGAACAGCACCGACATCACCAACGCTACCGTTAGATCCCGAGTCCTGTTCGTGTTCTTGGAAGATACGACCGTCTACAACACGTAGGTCTGAAGTCAACGAAGGAGGCCTCCCATGTCTATGACACGCCAAGCGTTCAGTGCCCTTCTGGCACCGGACCTACGCAAAGTGTATCTCGAAACGGGGAAAGAATACCCCACCGAGTACACACAGGTTGTCAATGTCGAGGATATGAACTGGAACCCAGAGACCGACCGTCAAATGTCCGGTCTCGGCCCGATGGGGGAAAAACCCGAGGGCAGCCAGTTCAATCTCGACCAGCCCATCCTCGGCGGGACGAAAGCCTACACCGCCACTCCCTACGGTCTCGCGATCGAGATCACCTGGGAAATGTGGCGAGACGAGCTGTATGGCACGATGGCCGATATGGTCCGTGAGATGGCTCGCAGCTCCCGCAACCGCGAGGAAGTGGCAGGCTGGGATGCTCACAACAACGCCTTCTCAACCTCGTTCGTCGGGTTCACGGCGGGCGAGTCGCTCTGCTCTACTGCCCATGTGAGCTTCGCGACTGGCACGAGCCAGGCGAATCGCCCCTCGACCGACATCGGATTCAGCGTCACGGGAATTCAAAACTCCCTCATCCGATTCCACAACCTCACCAACGAGCGCGGGCTGCCTCAACTGATCCGCCCCACGATGGCGATCGTCAGCGCCACCAACGTCTTCATCGCCCGCGAGATCCTGGGTAGCTCCTCACGACCCTACAGCGCGGACAACGAAATCAACGCACTGGTGCAGGAGGATCTCCGGTGGATGGTTTCGCACTACAAGACGAACGCGAACCACTGGCATCTTCAGGCGAAGAAGGGCGAGCACGACATCAACTTCCGCTGGCGTGACCGGCCGATCTTCGATAACTTCGACAATCCCTGGACCAAGAACGCCGTGTTTACCTGCTACCAGCGCCACACCGTCAGCACCTTCGGGAGCTGGCGTGGGATCGATGGCAGCACCGGCTAGCCCACGAGGAAAGGAGCCCGAACATGAGTGGATCTCGTTCACCGTGGGTCTATACGCATACGAAGGATGTTGGAGGGGTTCATGTCCATCCTTATGATGGGCTGCCCCTCAATGTGATTGACCAGATCTATCCAAGGACCGGCGAGCCGAGTACATCAGGGGCCGCTGGCGTCGTGGGATACTTCAGTCAGTTTTTCGGTTGGGAGGGTCCCACTGCTGAAGGTTCTGCCTCCGGCTGGACGCTCTCGGGTGCAACCGGCACGGCGACAGTCGTGATCAACAATGTTCGCCACGGCGAGATCGTCCTGACTGCCGACGCCACCGCGAACTGTGACCCGACGCTTCAGTATGGCAGTGCCACACTTGGGGCTCGATTTGTCTACCAAGTCGGCAAGCAAATTTGGTGCTTCACCCGCTGCAAGCTTTCCACAATCACGTCGATGGAGTTTTTCTTCGGGCTCGGGACTCCCGACACCGAGCCGACCGTCACGAACACCCTTCCCGCCGACGGCATCTTCTTCGAGAAAGCCAACGCGGCTACGAACCTCGACTTCCATGCTCGCCAGGATGGGACTTCGACGGAGCGCACCTTGATGCTCCCGAGCGTCCTTGTCGATGATACCTATGTGATCATCGGGTTCGTGGTGGATAAGCTGGGGAACGTGATCCCCTATCACAATGGGACAGCACTGGTGAGCAAGACGATTGCGGCGGGGGATGCGAATCTCCCCAGTGCGGCGGCTGATGTGATGCAGTTCATCACCGGGTTCCGTGGTGCCTCCCAGACCGCAACCTACGATTGGATCATGTTCTTTCAGGAGATCTA